TGGTTAATGGTGAGCGCGTGCAAGACTCGCAAATTGCATTAGACAGACACATAGTAGAAATACTGAGAGAAATATAAATGGCTGGAAAGATCGCAGACCTGATTCTCGCTTATCAATTTATCAAGAGGTTGACAACACCTTTTGATAAGACAAAAGCCTACAAGTTGGGTATCATTGATGAGAAAGGACAGAAGTTGAAGTCGCCTGAGACTACCGAAGAGAATAATGCTTATGGGTATTATGATCGGATGGTCTTCAATCTCAAAAAACTGCTAGAGAAGATTCCAGGCGGTAAGTCTAAGTTTGCATCATATGCCGCTGCTTTGTTCCTCATCAAAGAAAGCAATGAGCAAACCGAATTTACAGAAGAAGAAATGGTACAAGGGCTATACGAAGCTATGAATGATATAGAAGAAAACACTACAGACCAAAAAGACTTCAACACACTATTCGAAGACGCTCCTGCCAATGCTACAGGATCTGCTGTGGCTGGTACTGGTGATGATGAAGTTCATTGGAAGAAGCCAGACGCTCGTAAGAAAGACATGAAAGCGTTTTTGAAACGTTATCTTGAGCAGAAACAAAAGCGTGTTAAGATTAAAGAACGCAAAGACTTCATGAAGAAATTTGGACTATAACGTATGAAAACAGGCATAGAAATGGCAAAGAATAACACTCCCGCTAAAGCTGGAAAGGACTTCAAGAAACTGTTCGAGACTAAAGCTCCAGTTCGTGGCACTCGTCCAACAACAGTATTGGCCAAGACTAGAGAAACATTAAATAAAGTCAATGAATTAAAATTCACTATCCCAAGTGTTGGTGATATTCCTCGAAACAAGATGCCTCAGATTGAATCTGAAGACTATAAAGCATATATGCTACACATGAAGAAGCTAGGCATAGTTGGGAAGAAGATCAAAGTCAATCCAAATAAACTAAAGGCGATACAATCACAGTTCTCTGATAAAGGTGTTGTTATCTCAATCAAGAAGAATGATGATAAGCCTATCCTCATCAGCAAAGACAGCTATGTCATTGACGGTAATCATCGGTGGTTGGCTGCTATAGCTACACGAAAAGATGCGATTAATGCGATACAATTTAACGCAAGCAAAGATCAAGTATTAAAGGCGACACTCGCATTCCCTAAAGTGGTATTTAAACAGCACGGATAAATTATGATTAAATTATATGCAGCCATTGCATTGATTGCAATACTTGGTGGAGTTGGGCTTGCTGCTAAAGGTTATTATAACGACACACAAGCAAGAATACAACAGCTCGCTGAGAACAACGCCACACTAAAGGCTGCTGCCGAGACACAACAAGCAACCATCACACAGCTTCAAGAAACTGCAGAAGTACAAGCCGCTCTGACCAAAGACCTAATGAAGAACCTACAGAAAGCAGAAGCATACTCTGACGGATTACTGCAGAAGTTTAAAAAGCACAACCTGACATTATTGAGTTTGAGAAAACCTGGATTAATTGAAAAGAGAATAAATGATGGCACAACTAAGATATTTGCTGATCTTGAGTCTGATACTGCTAAGTAGCAGTTGTAGTCTATTAAACAGACAACCAGAAGAAAAGATTGTAACAGTAACAAAGATCATCCAACCTACAATCCCTATTGCGGAACGACCGAAGCAATTAGACCTATCGGACGTTGATTGGTATGTTGTTACTGAAAGAAACATGGAAGAGTTTCTTGAAAAGTTTGAGAAAGATAATGGTGACATAGTATTCATGGCAATATCTGTTAGAGGCTATGAGAACATCAGCTTAAACCTTGCTGATCTAAGACGCTATATACTACAGCAAAAAGAAATAATTTTCTATTATGAAGAATCTGTCAAACCAAAGCAAGAGGAAGCGGTAACAAATGAATAAATTTCAAACAGCAGCATTTCTGTCAAAGGTCGCATACTACGATCTGTCTTCTCTGAAGCCTGTGTGTAAAGACGAAGGTTACAGCGCTAAGATGATTGATAAGAATGGTGCACAAGTTCTTGTAGCAAGGAACAGCAAAGAGTTATGGTTTGCCTTTCGTGGTACTGAGCCAACCCAGATTAACGATGTTGCGGCTGACTTAAAGATCTCTAAAAACACTGCTGCTGCGGGTGGTCTAGTTCATTCTGGCTTCCAAGAAGAATTAGATGAGATTTGGCCATCGATCCTTAAAGAATTGAAGTTGAACAGTAGACTCAAGAACCCAAAGAAAATCTATTTGACAGGACACAGTCTTGGTGCTGCCATGGCTACTATCACTGCAACCAGAGTAGACGCTGAGTGTTTGTATACGTTTGGTTCTCCTCGTGTTGGCGGTAAAGAGTTCATAAAACAACTCAACTGCGAGCATCATAGATTTGTCAACAATAATGATATTGTAACAAAAGTGCCACCCCAAATAATGGGCTTCCAACATTGCGGTGAAGAGAGATACTTCAATGCATATGGTTGTGAGCGCAACCCAACATACTGGCAGCGTTGGAAAGACTTCTTCCGTGGTATGTGGGCTGGTTGGAAACAAGGTAAGTTCTTCGATTCTCTTACTGATCACGGTATGGATAACTATGTAATTTTAGCTGAATCGACTAAACAAGTAGAGGTTGACAAATAAGGTGTAGTGGGTTATACTTAATTAAATTGATATTTCTTTTTTATAATGCGAGGGTCTAATGACCAAATATAAGCACCTAGTAACATTATTGACATCTTCGGACTTAGACGGGCTGAAAAGATTAGTCTATGCTATAGAGAACGACATAATACGAGCGCCATCTTTAGAAACAGAATTTGTAATAGTAGTGAATACACTAGACGATACCTACTACGATAAAGTGTTGAATGAGAATTTCCCTTTAAGAGTAGTGTCTACATCTAGTAATGGAACAGCCCCAGTAGGCAAGAATAGTTGTCATAAACTTCTACTTGAGAGTGATTGCGATTATTTGACACAGTTTGATGCCGATGACCTCTTTTATCCAACCGTCTTGTTGAGTTTAGCAGAACATCTACGAAGGATGCCTTGTTTAGATGTTTTAGGAATACTTCCTTTAGATGTACTACAAGCAGAAGAATTAGATTGTGGGCACAGATTTAAAGCAAATGATAGTTTGTGGGCTTCAGTGTGGGGAGTATCTCTAACTTCTTTGGGAGAAGCAAGGGGAGTGGGGAGACACAAAGATTTATATGAAGCCTCTGGTGGGTTGTCCTCTCAAGACAAGCATATTCTGTACAGCAGAAAAGCCTGTGAGATTCTGATGGACGAAACAATGTTATTAGCAGAAGATCATTTACAGTCGTTCAAGTATTTGGGAGAACACCAAAAAGGCAATTTGCTTTATACGCAAACTCTATCTTCAGATATGTTTATACAAGATAGAAGTTTTCCTGATTCGGTTCAGAAAACAGTCTCTGAATTTGATTATGTCTCTAGGCTTCAAGAGGAAGTGCCTAAATATGTAGAAGAGTGGAGAAGTTCTTTTGGAGAATTACCTTGTCTATATATTGATTTGATGATGCACCAGTCAGAAAAAGAAATTTGGTTACAAGATTTTTTAAAACGTTTTGAGAATTCCGAAAATGGTTCTCGTTTAGGGGAAATGTAAGATGTATTGGTTTATACTTAAATCTATATTAGGTTCGGTTGTTGGAAGTTCTTTTTACAATTGGTTTCAAGGCACAACTATGGGCATTTGGTTCCAGAAGCATGTTGATGCCTTTATGCAATATCTCGCTGTTAAGTATGATATTTCGCTCGCCAAGAAAGACGCTAAGTTCCGCAAACAATATCCATTAATAGCTGATCGTTTAGACGCACTGGAAGAAGATTTAGGTACATTATATTCGATGCAAGCAAAAGAAATCAGCAAGCATTTGATGGAAACTAAGGACAAGTAATGATCCCAAAAATTATCCACCAGATTTGGATAGGGTATGAAAAGCCTTCCCAAAGAATGGAAGGATGGTTTGGTCGGTGGAAAGAAATGCATCCTGAGTGGGAGTATAAACTCTGGGACAATGATGCTTTTGATGAGTACCAAAGAGAGTATGGATTTATTACTGGTAAATCTGTTTTTCTGACGTGTAACAATATGTCTGAATTGTCTGATATACTTAGATATGAATTATTGCACAGATTTGGTGGATTTTATGTTGATGCTGATCAACGATGTCTGAAACCTTTTGACGGTTTGCGCGAGTCATTATCTGATATTAATAAAGATTTTATGATCTCTCATGAAAATGAGCACGACTATGTCTGTACTGGGGTTTTGGCTTCTATGCCTAACCATCATGTAACTGAAAAATTACTTTATGATTTGCCATTGAGGGCAGAGACGCACATAGACACGCCCGCAAACGAAAAATATGGTCCAGGATATGCCACTAAAACTGTCGATCGAGAATATTGGATAGACAGTATGCGCGAATTATTATTTCCAGCATATGGTATAGACGCTTATGAACATCGTCTTTCTACTGAGGAAGAGCTATCATTAAAGTTTCCGAAAGCATATGCGGCACATATGTATGATAGTAGTTGGAGTCGTAAATTAAAAACAAGACAGAAAGATAAATTTTATAAATTTGCGTTGGATGCTGAGATAAGCGGTGTCACTTTTATGCAGGAAGTGATAATCTCAGTCGGACAAAAGCGGATTGATCTTGAAGAATCAGGCAGATACCTAGACACAACGTCTTATAAATAACTGTTCAGAATAAAAAAGAAACTAACTCATGGCCAGAAGACAAACAGCTAAACAAGCAAGTATAATATTCGACCCAGAAGAAGTTGTATCTACGAGTATAAACATGGATCTGTTCACTATACTAGAAGAACGTAGGAAAGAAGCTGGGGAGCAAACGGACATTTTGCACAGAAGGATTGGTCACTTGAGAGAAGAGCTACAAAAAGAGCTGGCGTCATCGCACAAGGAGATCGTACATGAGATCCGCGAGATGAAAGAAGAGCAGCGCGATCACGCCAAAGAGATGTCGGATAGAGTCGGCAANCTNGAGCAGTGGAAGTGGCAAGCCGCTGGTGGATTCAGTCTACTAGCATTCTTAATCACAGTCGTCCTACCTTATGTCAAAGATCATATGTAAAATAGCTTGTCTTATGTGAGTTTTTGTTGTATAATGAGTACATGAGTAATTATATTGAATCAAAATACCTCCATCTTCTCTCCGCCCAGCTAGACCAGTTCAAGCGGAAGAACGATAACCTTTACAACTTCCGATGCCCCTATTGCATGGACTCTCAGACGAATCTGAACAAGGCTCGTGGATATGTCTTTGTGACCGAAAACAACTACGTCTTCAAGTGTCATAATTGCGGTCAAGGCGCAAGCATCAATAACCTTATCAAGCACGTCAATCCTCAACTCCATAAAGAATACACTATGGAGCGGTTCAAGGATGGCGGTCGTAAGACATCAAACACTATTGTTAAGAAAACAAAGACAGAGTTCCACTTCAAGAAGAAAGCAAAATACCTGAAGACTCCGCTTGGTAAGTTGAAGAAGATATCTCAGCTTCCAGAGGGACACAGCGCAAAACAATATGTTGTGGGTAGAGGTATTCCATCTAAGTATCATTACAAACTTTTCTATGCTCCTAAATTCTACGAGTTCGTCAATCAATGCGAAAAGGGTAAGATCCCCGACATCAAAAAAGATGAGCCGAGAATCATTATCCCATTCATTGACAAGCAAGATAACCTGATTGGTTTTCAAGGCAGAGCTATCGGCGAGTCAAAGCTGAAGTATGTTACGATCATGCTTGACCAACAAGCGCCGAAGATATTCGGTTTAGATACTGTAGATTTACGCAAGCCTGTCTATGTTGTTGAAGGTCCAATTGACAGCATGTTCATTGATAATGCGATTGCTATGGCAGGTGCTGATGTGAGTGGTTTGAGCAATTTCACAGCTGAGTTTGTTTTTGTGTATGACAACGAACCAAGAAGCAGAGAGATAGTCAAGCGTATTGAAAAGACGATAGATCAAAAACATTCTATTGCTTTGTTTCCTAGCGGGACAAAAGAAAAAGATATAAATGACATGTTTCTTTCAGGGAAGTGTGTCGATGAAATTCAAAGGATTATAAGTAGTAACACCTTCAAAGGTTTATCGGCGAAGGCTAAATTGAGTGAGTGGAGAAAGATATAATGGATGTAAAGTTAGTGTCGTATTCGGCAGCAGTGGATGGATTGTTTGGTGATAATGAAAGCCCAGACCTATTGGAAATGATAGCATATTGCGCAAGGGTGTCTAATCCTGCCAATCAGCTCAACAGTGAAACATCAGAGAAACTTGTCAAGTATCTAATCAAGCACCAACATTGGTCGCCATTAGAGATGGTCAACGCTTGCCTGATGATAGATACAACACGAGACATTGCGCATCAAATTGTGCGTCATCGTTCTTTTGCTTTTCAAGAGTTCAGTCAGCGGTATGCGAATCCCGATGAAATGGGATATCCATATGTGCTCCGAGAATGCAGATTACAAGATGATAAGAACCGTCAGAACAGTGTTGAAACTGACGATGAAGATTTGAAGCAAGAATGGTATGCTCAGCAGAAAAGAGTTCTAAGTTCTGCTCAAGCGGCATATAAGTGGGCGATTGATAACGGCATTGCCAAAGAACAGGCGAGAGCAGTACTCCCAGAGGGGCTTACTAAAACTCGACTATATATGAATGGTACATTGAGAAGTTGGATACATTATATCTCTCTCCGTGCATCTAACGGAACACAAAAAGAACACATGGATATTGCTCGCGCTTGCGCCTCTGCTATTGCTGAGATATTCCCCATGACCGATTCACTAATAGAAGCATAATAAGGTTGTATAATATGTTCGGTTTACCCAGACAGCATTTGGGCGTTAAGATTGACCCCAGCAAAGACGAAACGATGACAGAACAAGCTGTCAAACTATTAAAAGATTATTACTGCAGAGAAGATGAAGCGTCACCGCAAGAAGCATTTGCGAGAGCAGCTGTAGCATTCTCGGCAGGAGACAAGAAATTAGCGCAAAGAATCTATGACGCTGCATCGAACGGTTGGTTTATGTTCTCATCACCAATTCTTTCTAATGCTCCGCTCAAGGGAGAAAAGGTTAAGTCATTACCTATCTCGTGTTTCCTAACATATGTTCCTGATACTCTAGAAGGATTAATTGATCACAGCGCAGAGTTGCGTTGGTTGTCAGTAAAGGGTGGTGGTGTTGGTGGTCATTGGTCAGACGTGCGATCTGTTTCAGACGTAGCTCCTGGACCAATGCCATTTTTACACACTGTAGATAGTGATATGACTGCGTATAGACAAGGAAAGACCCGTAAGGGCTCATACGCTTCCTATATGGACATCTCCCATCCTGATATCGTAGAGTTCATTAACATGCGCATCCCGACTGGTGATGTGAACCGTAAATGTTTGAACCTACATCACGCTGTGAATTTATCTGATAAGTTTATGCGTGCAGTTGCTCATGATGATGTGTGGGAACTAAAGGATCCAAACAAAGAAGAAGTGCGTGATACTATTCGTGCACGTAAGTTGTGGGAACTAATTTTAGAGACTCGCTATCGTACAGGCGAACCATATCTAAACTTCATTGACACTGCTAACAAAGCATTGCCTCAATCACAGAAAGATATGGGTCTTACTATCAAAGGTTCTAACCTGTGTAATGAAATACACCTAGTAACAAACGAAGAGCGTAGTGCTGTTTGCTGTCTATCTTCACTGAACTTGGAGAAGTATGATGAATGGAAAGATTCAACTGTTGTTGCTGATCTTATTCGTTTCCTTGACAACGTCCTGCAGTACTTTATCGACCACGCAGGGGAAGAAATCCACAGAGCAAAATACTCTGCTATGCGGGAAAGGTCTTTGGGTCTTGGAGCGATGGGCTATCACGCATACCTCCAGAAACACCGTATTGAATTTGAATCTGAAGAAGCAGTGTCAACAAACATAGAAATCTTCAAAAGCATCAAGCATCAAGCAGAAGTAGAGACATCAATCCTCGCTGCTGAACGTGGTGAATCGCCAGATATGGCAGGCACTGGTAAGCGTAATGCTCACCTGTTAGCTATCGCCCCCAACGCAAATAGTTCTTTGATTGGTGGAACGTCACCGTCAATTGAGCCGTGGAAAGCAAATGCGTTTACGTCTCGCACAAGAGCTGGCTCGCATCTAACTAAGAACAAGTATCTTGAAGAAGAGTTAGAATCTCTTGGTATGAATACCGAAGAAGTGTGGTCTTCGATCATCACTGGCGGCGGTTCAGTACAGCACCTAGACTTCTTATCTGACCACATCAAAGGCGTATTCAAGACAGCCATTGAGTTGAATCAAGATATGATTGTTATGCAGGCTGGCGATCGTCAAAAGTATCTGTGTCAAGGTCAGTCATTGAATATCTTCTTTCCGTCAGGAGCTACCAAAGATTACCTACATAAAGTACATTATAATGCTTGGCTTTACGGCACAAAAGGGTTATACTATCTAAGAACAGAAACATCTAACAAAGCTGAGAACGTTACGACTAAAGTCGCTCGTGATAGGCTTGCTGAATTCAGCGACACTAATAATGACGACACTCAAGATGAGTGTGTGTCTTGTCAAGGCTAGGAGAGAGAATTGGACGTATTAATTTACAGTAAAAGTAATTGCCCATTTTGTGTAAAGGCAAAGTATTGGTTTGAGACTCATGGATATGTTGTCCGTGAGGTCAAGCTAGATGATCAAGAACAACGTTTGGCGTTCTACCAGAAACTGCCGAACGCACGATCTGTACCGCAGATCTTTATTGATGATAAGCACATTGGAACATATGACGATCTTATGAAGATTGCTGACACGCTAGTTAAGAAAGCTGGCGGTCTGCTTGAATTCTCTGAAACGTACAAACCATTCCATTATCCTTGGGCTGTAGATATTACTACACGTCACGAAAAGGCTCACTGGATCGAAGACGAGATTGATCTCTCTGAAGACGTTACTGATTGGAAGATGGGTAAGGTTACACAGGTAGAGAAAGATTACATCACCAATGTACTGCGCTTGTTTACTCAGTCAGACGTTGCGGTTGGTCAGAATTACTACGATAACTTTGTTCCTAAATTTAAGAACAATGAAGTGCGTAATATGCTTGGATCGTTTGCTGCTCGTGAGGGTATCCACCAAAGAGCATATGCTCTACTGAACGAAACACTTGGTCTGCCTGACAGCGAGTATCATGCCTTTCTTGAGTATTCAGAGATGGCTGATAAGATCGACTTTATGACAGAGAATGATGTTACTACTATGCGTGGTCTCGGATTGTCGCTTGCTAAGTCTGTGTTCAACGAGGGTGTTGCGTTATTTGCATCGTTTGTAATGCTACTAAACTTCCAGCGTTATGGTAAGATGAAAGGAATGGGCAAGGTTGTAGAATGGTCTATCCGTGATGAGTCGATTCACGTTGAGGGTAACTCTAAGCTATTCAAAGCATTCTGTGCTGAGCATCCACGTATCGTAGACGAAGATTTTAAGAAAGATATATATGAGATAGCGCGACAAGCTGTGAAGCTAGAAGATAAGTTTATTGACCTTGCTTACAAGATGGGTGAAGTTGAAGGCTTAGACGCCGCAGAAGTAAAACAGTATATCCGCTATATAACAGACAGAAGATTGCTTCAGTTAGGTTTACGAACAAACTTCAGAGTAAAAGAGAATCCGCTTCCATGGTTGGAGTGGGTATTGAATGGCGCAGATCACACGAACTTCTTTGAGAACCGTGTGACTGAATATGAAGTTGCTGGTCTTACAGGAACGTGGGATGATGCATACGCATCGTAGAGAGGAATAATGGAAGAAGAAGTAAAAAGCGAACCAACCTTGGTGTGTGAAGAATGTAGTAGTGAGTATCAAGTTGTCCTGTTGAATGATGACGACATCACGGATCCTCCACTATTTTGTCCATACTGTGGCGCTGAGGTTGATGTGTCTGAGATTATGCAATTTGATGATCTCGACGAGTTAGATTTTGAAGACGAATAACTATGTAAACCCTTGGGTATACAAGGGCAGACCATACGACCCATCTGAAGAAGAGTTAAAGGAATGGGTCGGCTTTTGTTATCGCCTGACTGAATTGGAAACTGGCAAGATGTATGTTGGCAAGAAGTTCTTCTGGAAGCCAAAGACTCTGCCAGTAACCAAGACTCGCAAGCGCAGGGTTAAGACTAAAGTTCCGTCTGACT